CCTAATGTTCGCAGAGGGTTTCGACGAAGCCATCGCGGGGGTAGTGTGGGACGGCGAAAGAACCAGAGTAGTTTACGACACGGAACTAATTTTAGAATTACTTATGGGACGTAGTGAGATGTCTTATGAGGAAGCAGTCGAGTATTTCGACTTTAACATTGCCGGTTCTTATATGGGGGAATATACTCCTCTGTATTTAGAAACGTAGAAAGGAAAACATGGAAGACAACTTACCAGATAACAGAGTAGATATATTCTACATAGCAGACAGACTAGTAGGAATACTAGAGGTGGACAACAAACACTTACGAGCAGAACTCGAAGAGTTCAAGCAAGAAATATTTCACAACATCGGTGCTAACGCTGTGTTTGAAAGAAACAACTAGGAGAAAGAATGAAAACTAAATTTGATATAGCACATGATTTGCTTGCTGTTCTAGGGACAATCAAAGACCTAGAACTAGAGGTTAGAAAATTAAAAAAAGAAGTTGAACAAGAATGTTGGCAGTTCAGAGATAAACAAGAAGCGGAGAATAGATCAGTATGAGTGCATTTAAAGATTGGGTCATGGACGAACAAGAAAATAGACAAGATAGTTTTTTAGATAATTGCTATGAGAGGGCATTTGTTATCTATAGCTACGATAAGAACCTACACCTAGCACACTTAGAGAACTCTGATATGCCCTTAAAAGACTTTTTAAAGGCCTATAAAGTGAAGATGAGAGAGCTTGGAGACGATGAGGTGGTGTATCACATATGAAAAAAGAAAAACTGTGTGACACCTGTAAAAAAGAGAAAGCCGTGATCATTGAGCATGATATGTTTTACTCTTGCGCTAAATGTATGTGGAATGCGTACTACAAACAACAAAAGAAACTAGCAAAACCTTTTGAACAAGCACGAAAGTGGATTGAAGCACAATGAATAAACCCGTGGTCCTTGTTACGTGGCTCGATGCCAAAGACGGACAGACCGGGTGGCATTCTATTGAGGACATACAAAAAGAACAACTAGCTATGTGCCACTCTACGGGGTGGCTCATGTTCAAAGACGATACAAAAATAATTATCATGGCAGACTATTCAGAATTTGACGGCGACAAAGAAGGTGGACGTCACATCACCATACCTTCCGGGTGGGTGCAAACCATAACCTATCTCAAAGGAGATTATAAGGAGAAGCAAAATGAACATGGATAGATTACTAGCTTCCGTGAAAAAACACGAAGGCTACAGAAACAAAGTATATCTCGATACCTTAGGTAAGAGAACCGTGGGCGTCGGTCATTTATGCGTCGAAGAGTTTTGGGAAGATGATAAGGAATATGAAGAGAAATTCCTCATGGATATCCTTGAAGCTGATCTACAAAACGCCATAAATGGCGCTGAGAGGCTTTGTAGCAACTGTCCCGATATAGATGACCTAGCAAAAGAAATCATCGTAGAGATGGTATTTCAGCTAGGAGAAACAGGGGTGAGTAAATTTAAGAACATGTGGAAAGCCTTAGAACAAGATCCACCCGAATATATTACCGCGGCGATGGAAATGCTAGACTCACGTTGGGCAAAACAAACCCCTAACAGAGCAGAAGCAATGAGTGCGGAGATGGCGGGCATTGGCTAAATACGTCTGGCAGTGGTATTGGGGGTACGACTACCTTGGTAACAAAGTAAAAAACATATACTTTGGCCCGAGACTCGATTGGATGAAACTATTTACGAAACGCAAGAAGAAAAAGAAATGAAAATTCTCATACTTACAGGACTAGTTGCAATAATTATTATACTGTTGTTTATCGCGGTGATGATTTATGCAATTGGTGAAAAAATATCTGAAAAATAACTTGATCCCATATAAGCTTTCGGTGTATAGCTAGAAGCTTACCCCCAAAACAAAGGATATAGTATGACGGTAGAAGAATTAAAGGATGTTATTGTGTATTTACAAGGCAGAGTAGAAGAATTAGAATCAAAAAAATTATGTGAATGCGCGGAAGAGCCTGTAAAACCTACCGTTCAATATGTGACGAACTACGACGAGGACGAGGACTGTATTGCATGTTCGGCATAACTCTATCTTGGCTCCATTGTTGTACTCGACCGCGCCAATAATCTTTTTCTTTACGGTCTAATTTATCCCAACGGTTTTTTTTAAAACCTTCTTTATCAAATCTGTAGCGCAAGTGTTTAGCTTGTTTATCGTATTTTGTTTCCTCAAACATTAAGACCTTTCAATGGTTTATCCATGGTAAAATGTACATTGAATGCCATGGAACGTCTCTCTCCTTCGCTTCTAAAGGGATAGACTTGATGTACTAGCCAACTAGGAAACAGGTAAAAATCACCCACTTCTGGTTTCACTAAAAAACTGTGACGTGCAAAATGATTGGGGATTGACCCAATAAACTCAAGACAGCCGGCAGTAGGATGATGATCTTCTTTGTCGTATTCTTTATCAAACTCAGGAGGAATTTTTAGAAAACAAACACCCGATAAATTAGAATCGTGAATGTGCATCGGGTTGAAGTCACCGGCCCACTGACTAACTGTCCACACACGGAACGCGATTTTTGTACCCGCGGGAAGAAATTCGGGTAGAACACGCTTCGTATACTCCTCGGATAGTGTCGCGAGGAATTCTGGTAAACCTTTGATAGCCATATGGTCTATACTAATCTCTTTTTTGACGTTCCCGGCAAGGTTATGGCTCCAATCTCTCTCTTTACTCTTCTCCTCATCATTCAATATATCATCAGATTGCTTGTTTAAAGCATCGACATACAGTTGAGGTAGCTTTGTTTTGAGGACACTTGGCCCAAAAGGTTGGTATATATCAAAAGATATCTGTTCTTCAGCCATCAAAATTCTCCGGGTTTTTAAATTCTCTTTCGTGTTGCTCCCACAGACGACGACCTTCGCCATAAGAATATAACCATTCGTTGACAGTAAATTCTTTCATAGTGCCGTCTGTGTAGGACACAATAACTTTATCGTTAATTTTTCTTACTGCACTAACTATCAGCTTTTTTTTCATCTTTAACATGACCTTGAGCTATTGGTTGTGTAAAGTAGATTGCTTTTATATCTTTAATAGCATCTCTAATATGCACTTTTTCTAATATAATATTTTTTAACTCTTCGATATGATCGGCGTGATCAAAATCTTTACTCGTAATGTAAGTAGGTACGTTTGTTAAAAGAACTTCTTTAGCTTCAAGTTCAGATAACTCTCCGGTAAGTTTATTTAAAACTGCTGTGTACAGCGCTGATCTAATTACTCTATCCTTATTGTCTGACATGTTTATCATCTCCGTTTTTTAGCGTTGATTTATCTTCTTCTTTATCAACTAAGTAACGTATAAAAGAGGCCATGGACATATAGTTTTGTTCCGCTATAGGCTTGGCTCGTTTATAAGTGTCAATGCTGATCGCGACAGATTTATACTTTTTAATGTCGGTCATTTCTTTCTCCTATATATATGGTATGTTTATTCATACAAGCCCATACATATGGGATTTTGGCTAATTGTCAAGGAAATTAGGTAGCTTTGTTATTATTATGATATTGCCAGATTTCTTTTGACTTAAATATATCCGGGTATTTTTGAAACAATCCAAGAGTAATAGCACGTAGCTTTTCTGTATACTCTGGGTCTATCGCATAGTTTTTTAATGTCTCAATAATGAGAAAAACATCTACATTATCGGTAATGTATTGTTGCAAACGTAAGTCTCTATATTCAACAAAAGCACTAGATGCATTGAGTAAGGCGATGTAATCAGCAACGCTCTCACATCTGTTTTCATACTTTTTTAGTAGTACATTACTATTTTTTGACTTCATATGAGGCTCTGTGTCATCTGTTTCGATGATTCCGTAGTAGTTACTACCCTCTAATGCAAAACGAGAGCGTCCCCAATCAGACTCTAATATGGCTTGTGCTACACTAATCGCTACCACAACCCTGTACCGTGGTTCGATAACCGCGTTATTGAGTATAGTACATTCGGCTATACCTTGCACAAACTGGTCTTGCGGATTACCATCATAGTTAAATGTAAAACCATTCAATAATGGATTACATAATAAAAATAATGTCGCGCATAATTCTTTAAACATCGTCGTCCTTCTCCATAAATACGTGTTCGACCTTTAATTTTATCTGTTCCGGTGTCCGTTGTCGATGTATTTTTGTCCCGGGTTTCCAAGATTGCCTGTAATTAGTCGTTTTTACATCAATCTTTCTTACCTCTCCTGTCTTCTCATTGACTATAACCATGTCAATCGGTCCTTTAGGTGATACATTACGAAACACCCAGTAACCTTCTTTCAAAAATTTAATCGTTGCTTTTAGTTCGTTTACGTCGCCTACTTTTTGTTTATCTCGCCCCATGATGGTCCTATCTCTGCATCAACTTTGAGAGGAACTTTTAACTCAACGGTATTCTCCATAACTTCTTTGATCCGTGTTGCTTGTTCCGGGTTCTCAATAGAACAGTTTAATTCATCGTGTACCTGTATGTGAGAAACAATGCCCTCTTCAT